GAGAGAATAATGTTAAGCTTCTTTGTAGAAGTAGACGACAAATTTATAACTAATGCTTCCGAGCAAATAGAACAAGGATATAGCTGGGAGTATATTGGAAGAACCAAATGGGATAAAACAAAAGGTCCAGCAATGTATGTAAGGACAGACGTAGATAATAAGTTTGTCTATTTTAAATTAGTAAAACTAGATGGTCCTGCTTCCGAGTCTCAAGAATAATGAAGACAGCTTTAATCATAGGTGGGTCAGGACAAGATGGATATTACCTAGCACAGTTACTTTTAAATAAAGGTTATCATGTACATTCTCTTGTTCGTAGATCGTCGGTAGATAACTTCACCAGAATTAATCAGTTAGAAAGTAAAGTAAATTTTGTTACATCTTATGGAGATTTAACTGACACATCAGGATTGCTTAGAATAATTAAAGAAGTTAATCCTACGGAGATATATAATCTTGGTGCACAATCTGATGTAAGAATATCTTTTGACATACCTGAATATACAGGTGATGTAGATGGCTTAGGTACAACTAGGTTACTAGAATGTATTAGAACTTTAGGAATGGTAGATACCTGTAAATTCTATCAAGCATCTACTTCAGAATTGTACGGAAAAGTTCAAGAAGTTCCTCAAACAGAAGAGACACCCTTCTATCCTCGCAGTCCTTATGGTGTAGCAAAACAATACAGTTACTGGATGGTTAAAAATTATAGAGAGGCTTACAATTTGTTTGCCTGTAATGGTATTCTTTTTAACCATGAGTCTCCTATGCGAGGAGATAATTTTGTCACACAGAAAATTGTTAAAGGTGTGATAGATATTATGTTTGGAAGAAAAGATAAACTTACCGTAGGAAATCTTAATGCTAAACGTGATTGGGGACATGCTGCTGATTATGTAAAGGGAATGTGGTTGATGATGCAGCAAGATAAACCTAATGATTATGTCTTAGCCACAGGCAAAACTCATTCAATAAAAGAATTGATTGAGTATGGTTTTAATAAATATATAGGTGTTCAATTACAATGGGAAGAGGAAGGAGTGAATGAAATAGGGTTTGACATTAAAGAAAATTCAGAGTATAAAGGTGTTCTAGTAAATTGTTCTCCTGAGTTTTATCGCCCAACAGAAGTTGACTTACTTCTAGGTGATCCTACTAAGGCAGAAAAAGAACTGGGATGGGAAAGAGAATATTCTTTCCATGATTTAATTGATGAAATGTTTGAGTATCAACTAGAAAGGAATTAAACTGAATGACTACTGATCAAAAAGTTCTCCGTGCGTTGAAAAAAAGGATGCGTGTTACACGTAAGACTGCGATCCAACGGGGATGGGCAGAGAATCTAACTGCATCCATCGCCTCGTTACGTAAACGTGGATATGATATTGATACAGTAACAGCTTCAACACCAGAGGGTGAAAGTTATACCCGCTATCGTTTGAACGAAGCTTAAAAAGGAATAACAGAATGAGTAATAAAACAATAGATACATTGGTAGAAGATATATATTCACTCTTTACATCAGAGAAAGAAGTAGATATATCGCCTGATGATATAGAAATCTTATCTAAAGAAATTACTCGTTCTGTTTCTTTTGCTCTTAATGAAAGTAGAAAGAAAAAGAAAACACTTCGCTTGTCTTTAATAGGTCACCCAGACAGAAAGATTTGGTACACTATTAATAATGACAAAGAGAATACTGGAGAAGACTTACAAGGTAGTGATTACATAAAGTTTTTATATGGTAATATCCTTGAAAGTCTTCTCGTTTTTCTGTGCAGAGCAGCAGGACATTCAGTAACAGATCAACAAAAAGAATTAAAGGTAGAAGGAATTACAGGACATCAGGATGCAAGAGTTGATGATGTTTTAATAGACTTTAAAAGTGCCTCAAGTTTTTCTTTCAAAAAATTTAAAGACGGTGCGATATTTAAAGATGATCCGTTTGGATATATACCTCAGTTATCAGCTTATGCTCACGCTAACAAAGTAAAAGATGCAGGGTTTATTGTAATAGATAAATCTAGTGGAGAGATAGCGTATTGCCCAGTCCATCACATGGAGATGATAAATGCAGAAGAAAGAATTAACCATCTCAAAAAGATGGTCAAGTCTCCTATCATACCTGATAGGTGCTATGACGATGTGCCTGATGGCAAGTCTGGCAATCGCCGTCTTGCTGTTGGCTGTAGTTTTTGTGAGTATAAACGTGAGTGCTGGTCTTCTGCTAACAACGGTACAGGACTTCGGGAATTTAAGTATGCGAATGGTTCAAAGTTTTTCACACAAGTAGAACGCACGCCTGATGTAGAGGAGGTTATTAATTTTTGAAGCACTGTCACAGAAAGAAATTAAACTTATGGTAGAAAGATATAGGTCTAAAAGTGAACGAACTACAGCAGAATATTTAAAGAGTATAAAAGTTAAATATAAATTTGAACCATATTATATTCCTTATATGTGGGTTGAATCTAAAAAGTATCTTCCTGATTTTATCCTACCGTCAGGTATAATACTAGAAGTAAAAGGTAGGTTTACACTAGAAGATAGAAAGAAACATTTGTTTCTTAGAGAATCTAATCCTGATCTTGATATACGATTTGTGTTTGATAGACCGGCTAGTAAACTTTATAAAAGGAGTAAGACAACTTATGCAGACTGGTGTGACAAACATAATTTTAAATACTGTAAACTATCTGATGGTTTACCCGATAGTTGGTTAAATGAGACAAAGAGAAAGTCTTCTAGTAGAAATAGAAAGTCTAGTAGAAAGTCAAAAGGCACCGCCTCAACAGCTACTATTTCTTAGTGTCTTACTACAAGCTATGTTGGACGCTACTAAACCCAAACATGATAAAGAATCTTATGAGTCGATTGTGTCCAGAGACAATGCGAGAGCATGGTTCTTTGCGTCAGTCGGAGTAACTGCAGAAGATTTTTACACAGTCTGTGATGTAGCAGGAGTTGATCCTGACTACGTAAGAACATTTGCTTATAAAGTTATGAAGTCTAAAGAAATAAAGTATGTACGAAAAAGAATTAACGCTGTCCTTACATTTGACTAGGAGAAACAGAATGGATAGAGATAAAGAGATTGCACAATTATATGCCTCTCTTCCAAACTTTAAGTTTGATGAAGAAGATTACGTAGAAGAGATAAGAGACTACGTTGCTTCTACTTATAAAGAACATTATGCTAAAGGTAAATATCAAGCCACAGATATTATTTTAGATAGTGGTCATGGACAAGGATTTGTTATGGGTAATATATTGAAATACTGGAAAAGATATGGAAACAAAGAAGGAAAAAATAGGAAGGACTTGTTAAAGATTATTCACTATGCGATAATCATGCTTTATGTCCACGATCATATCACCAAAGGAGTTTAGATTTATGCCCACCTTTCGTTCTAATGAAAATCCTATGTTCCGGTCTAAGTTTAGTGAAGATATATTCAAACACAAGTATGCCCATCATGGTTGTGAAACATGGGCAAGTCTTGCATCTGTTCTCGTAGATGATGTTTGTTCTCCACATCTAACACAAGATGAAATAGACCAGTTAAAAGAATACATTACTGATTTAAAATTTATTCCCGGTGGAAGATATTTATATTATGCTGGTCGTCCTAATAAGTTTTTTAATAACTGCTACTTATTGAAAGCAGAAGAAGATACACGGGAAGATTGGGCAAACCTTTCATGGAAATCAGAATCATGCTTAATGACAGGGGGAGGCATTGGTGTAGACTATTCAGTGTACCGTGAAGAAGGGAGAGTGCTGTCAGGTACAGGCGGTCTTGCCTCTGGTCCTATTCCTAAGATGATGATGATCAATGAGATTGGTCGAAGAGTTATGCAAGGTGGCAGCAGACGGTCAGCTATCTATGCCAGTATGAATTGGAAACATCCTGATATAAGAAAGTTTTTAGTAAGTAAGAATTGGTATGATATGCCTGTAGGTACAACAGACTTTAGTATTGGTCAGATAAAAGAACAAGACTTTAACTTTGTTGCACCCTTGGACATGACTAATATAAGTGTTAACTATGATACAGAATGGCTTTTAAATTATTGGGAGACAGGTGATGTTGGGGATACTTTTGCACAGAATACCAAACAGGCTTTACGCACGGCTGAACCGGGGTTTTCGTTTAACTTCTTTGATAAAGAAAATGAAACACTTCGTAATGCGTGTACGGAAGTAACAAGTGACACTGGGGATGATGTATGTAACTTAGGATCAATTAATCTTGGAAGGGTAGATACTCTCCAAGAGTTTAAAGATATTGTTCATCTTGCCACCAAGTTTCTGATTTGTGGTACACTCAAAGCCAAACTACCTTACGATAAAGTCTATGAAGTACGAGAAAAGAATCGGAGGCTTGGTCTTGGATTGATGGGAATGCATGAGTGGTTAATTAAACGTGGGTCTAAGTATGAAGTTACAGAAGAACTTAATCAGTGGTTAGGAGTTTACAAAGGAGTTAGTGATGACACTTCTAAAAAGACTGCTGATGAAATGAATATTAGTAGACCAGTAGCTAATCGTGCTATTGCACCTACAGGTAGCATTGGTATTCTGGCCGGTACAAGTACAGGTGTAGAACCTATCTTTGCTGTAGCCTATAAGAGACGGTACTTAAAGGGTGGTACACGGTGGCATTACCAGTACGTAGTAGATAGTGCAGCACAAGAACTAATTGATTTATACGGAACAAAACCAGAGAAGATTGAGTCTGCTCTTGATCTAGCAGGAGATTATAAAAGACGCATAAAGTTTCAAGCTGATGTACAAGATTATGTAGATATGTCTATCTCTTCTACAATTAATTTACCAGCATGGGGAAGCAAATTAAATAATGAAGATACTGTTATGGACTTTACTCATACTCTTGCCTCTTACGCACATCGCTTACGTGGCTTTACTGTTTACCCTGATTCATGTCGTGGTGGGCAACCATTAACATCGGTTCCATATAATGAAGCGGTAGATAAACTAGGTGAAGAGTTTGAAGAAGGATTAGAGACACATGACATTTGTGATATTACGGGACATGGAGGGAGTTGCGGAGTATAATGCATACTTATTGTTGTTATAAGGAAGAGTTACCTAAAGAACTTTGTAAAGGTTTAGTCGATATAGGAAAACAATTAAATAATGAAGAGGCTAAAGTTTTTAAAGAAGGTGATGATATTAAAATGCAAGAGGTAAGAAATAACCGTATTGCTTGGTTAGAAAATCCTGAACTAACTAGTATCCTTCAACTGTATGCAGAGAAAGCTAATCAAGATGCTGGCTGGAATTTTAATATGAACTGTTATGAAACGCCGCAAGTTTCCTTCTATGGTAAAGGACAGTTCTATGATTGGCATATGGACACAGGAGTTGAAATGCCTTCTGATCCTTTCGTTAGAAAGTTATCACTAAGCATTACTCTTGATGATAGGTTTAAGGGTGGAGATTTTCAAGTTCAAGAATGGGTGCATCCTCAAGCCAGTAAAAAATTCTCTACTCTTAAAGATATGAGAAGGATAGGTAGCATTGTAGTCTTTCCTTCTTTTGTTTTTCACCGTGTTACTAAAGTAAAAGAAGGTGAGCGGTGTTCGTTAGTCTGCTGGTTTCGAGGAGAAAAGTTTACCTAATTTTTTTCTTGACAAAGGTTGTGTATTGTAGTAGGGTGTGAGTTGTACGACCAATGTGGTGTACTAAATTAACTCGCTTTAATAAAGGAGAACACAATGAATGATTTTCAAGTACGTACTTTTATAGATTATGTAAACAAACATCACAAAACATTACCAGATTATATGTTAGGATATAGTATCAGTGATCTATTCAAAAGAATACCCAGTAATGTTGGATCGTTTCCTCCACATGATTTAGAAAAAGAAGACAACCAGTATAAGCTAACCTTAGCTGTAGCAGGGTATTCAAAAGAAAATATTCAACTAGAAATAAAAGATAATATACTTACCATCTCAGGTGATAGAGAAGACGATGATAAAAATTACATCGTCACTGGTATTGCCTCTCGCAAATTTCGCAAATCATTTTCTTTATCAGACACAATGGAAGTAAGAGATGCAGACCTAAAGGACGGTCTTCTTTCTATTACTTTTGAAGAAGTAGTTCCTGAAGAAGAAAAACCTCAGTTGATTCAAATTAATTAAAGGAATAGAGAAGGGTTATATGAGCAGACTACCTACCGTTTATATTGGCTATGATCCAAAAGAAGATTTATATTATAGAGTATTAGAGTATTCCTTAAGAAAACATTCTTCTTCTCCTCTAAATATTATACCTATTAAACAAGATAAAGTTAGACAAATAGGAATGTATTATAGAACGGGTGTATTGGATAATGGTCAAGAGGTAGATGTGTTTGATCGTAAACCCTTCTCTACTGAATTTAGTTTCACAAGATTTCTTGTTCCTTTTCTAAATCAGTTAGAGGGACAAGCAATCTTTATGGACTGTGATATGTTTGTACGTGAAGATATAATGGAAGTATTTGAACGAAGTATAATTGATCCTATCTATTGCGTCAAACATTCTTATGCACCTAATCATCAAACAAAAATGGACGGCAAGCCACAACAAAATTATTATAGAAAGAACTGGTCTAGTTTTGTTCTATGGAACTGTGGGCATCCTGAGATTAAAGAACTTACAATTTCAGATGTGAATGTAAAAGCAGGAGGCTGGTTACATTCTTTTTACTGGTGTGAAAATATTGGAAGCTTAGATGAAAAATGGAATTGGTTAGATGGTCATTCATCTGAAAGCATTCAACCTAGTGCGGTACACTTTACTACAGGTGGACCACTCTTTAGGAACTGGGAAGGTAACAGAGAAATTGATAATGAGTATGCAAAAGAATGGCAAAACTTATGCCATGAAATGAAACAAGAAGAAAGGCACACATAAATATGGTTAATTTTGTTACCTCTTTCAGTGGAAAGAACTATGATATATATGCTAAGAGCATGTTGGAATCTGTAATAACACATTGGGAAGATGATTTAAAACTAGTAGCTTACTATGATTCATGTAGTGAAGAACAGTTAGCAGACTTTCCAAAATCTCCTTTGATAGAGTACAGAGATTTAGATTTAGTAGAAGATCGGACTGCCTTTCTTGAAAGAATGAAAGGACATGATGGTACAGAGAACGGTAATATAGAATACAACTGGCGGCTAGATGCTTTGAAGTGGTGCCATAAAGTTTATGCACTCACTGAATACTTTATGGAAATTTCTGATAATGAAGTTAAAGGTGGCTGGCTAATCTGGATGGATGCAGATGTTATTACTCACAGTAAACTGAATCAAGAAATTTTATTCAAGGCTTTTCCAAAAGACACAGAGTTAGTCCATCTTGGTAGAACAGATATAGACTTTAGTGAAACAGGTTTTATTGGTTTTAATTTGGACTACCAACTACCACATTATTATCTCGCAGACATACGTGGGTGTTATGATATTGGCGAAGTAGTAGCATATCGGGAATGGACTGATGCATTTATTATGACACGGTTTATTAATATCTATGCTGCTCATGGCATGAAGGTTCACAACTTAACGCCAGAAGCAAAAGGTTTAGCGGTCTTTGAACAGTCTAGTCTTAATGACTTTATGATGCACTATAAAGGTAATCGTAAGAATGAAGTTCTATCTGAAAAAGGATTTTCTCCTGATGTAGTATTGCCCCGCTATGGACAACTAGCAACCTTGGTTCGTTTTTATAAACCAGAAAAGATTGTAGAGATTGGTACGTGGAATGGTGGTCGTGCAATTGAAATGGCACTAGCATCTTTTGAAAGTGTAGACCAATTCCATTACATAGGTTTTGATTTGTTTGAGGATGCTACTGAAGAGACAGATAAACTTGAATTAAATATTAAACAACACAACACTTACGATGCAGTGTTCAATCGTCTTACTGAATTTACAGAGAAGATGGCTGAAAAGGGTAAGACATTTACCTTTAAATTGCACAAAGGTAATTCAAGAGATACTTTAAGCAAAGCTAAAAAAGAATTAAAGAAAGTTCCTTTTGCCTTTATTGATGGTGGTCATAGCGAAGATACAATTAAAAGTGATTATGATAACTTAAAACATATTCCGGTAATTGTCTTTGATGACTTTTATTCTAAAGATGAAAATGGACATACTGTTTCCCAAGAAAAGGTAGGAGTAAATAAACTTATTAGGGATGAGATGGAAGGTAAACGTATGCACGTCTTGCCATCTCAAGATAAAGTGTCTGGTGGTGGTCTTGTTCACCTAGCAGTTCTTCTTAATAATCCAGACCTAGAAGATATTCCTGTTGAACTAAGACGCATACCTATTATCGTACATCCTAAAGATTGTGTACCTAAAGATGATATTGTAGAAAATATTAATGCCAATCTAAAACTAATTAAGAGTTGGGATACAGTTCAAAATTATTATGGTAATAAATTT